AGTTTGACGGTGGTGCTTATGTGACTTTAGGAGAAGGTGATGAAGTCCGAGTTGAAGTCGAAGCAGGGGCTACGGCATCTGTTATTTGCACCTTTGAGCTAGAAGCAACTTCCGCAGTTCAATATAACCAATACTAATCATGCCACTCAAATCAGGTAAATCACAAAAGACTATCTCTGCCAATATTCGTAAAGAGATGAAGGCAGGAAAGCCACAGAAACAGGCAATCGCTATAAGTTTAGCTAAAGCTGGACAATCTAAACCTCAACCCAAGAAAAGGAAGTAATCATGCCAATGGTCAAAGACAAGAAGTTCCCTTACACAACTAAGGGTAAAAAAGAAGCTAAGTCCTATGCTATGAAGACTGGAGCTAAGATGACTACTCCTAAAGCTAAACCAGTTAAGAAGATGGGGTCAATGCGTGGCTACTAAACCGGGATTGTACGCCAATATCGCAGCCAAGAGAAACCGTATCAAGGCTGGTTCTGGTGAGAAGATGCGGAAGGTAGGCTCTAAAGGCGCTCCTTCGGCTAAAGACTTTAAGGATGCTGCTAAGACAGCGAAGAAGAAATAATGCCTAAGAAAGCGTTTCAGAACCCTAAAGGCGGACTGAACCAGAAAGGTCGGGATTATTACAATAAGACCACTGGTTCTAACCTAAAGCCTCCTGTATCTGCTAAAGAGGCTGCAAAGTCGCCTAAAGCGGCTGGACGGCGTAAGAGCTTCTGCGCTCGGATGGGCGGTGTTGCTGGTCCAATGAAGGACGAAAAGGGTAGACCAACCCGTAAAGCATTGGCATTAAAAAAGTGGGATTGCGGTTCAAAATAACTAATAAAACACTTGCTTTTTATGCAAAAGTATGATACACTAGGAAAAATATGGCAACTAAAAACTACTTAGAACTTACAAACGAAGTGTTAATCCGACTGCGTGAGCCAGAGGCTTCCTCAGTATCGGATAACGCCTATGTCAAACTCATTGCAAAGTATGTAAACGATTCTAAGCGTCAAGTTGAGGATGCTTACAACTGGAACGCTCTGTCAGAGACTTTATCTGCTGTAACTGCTGCTGACATCTTTAACTATGTCTTAACAGGCACAGGTCAACGATTCCGTGTTATTGATGTCTTAAACGACACAAGCAATGTTGTCATGCGGAACGCTTCTACTCGCTGGATGAACGACCAATTCTTAATTGCTAGTCCAGCTAAGGGTTCTCCTCATTACTACAACTTTAACGGTACAAACACAGATGGTGATACTCAGGTAGATTTATACCCTATCCCTAACGGTGTGTACAACATTCGCTTTAACGTGATTCGTCCACAAGTTGAGTTAGTTGCCAACTCAGACAAACTATTAGTTCCACACGAGCCTGTCATCCTTGCTGCTTTGGCAAGAGCGCAAGCAGAGCGTGGTGAAGATGGTGGTGTACAGTCTGCAGAGACATACGCACTCTTTAAACAAAGTCTTGCTGATGCTATTGGTTTAGAGTCTGCAAGGTATGTTGAAGAAGAAGCGTGGTATCCAATCTAATGGCTGGAACATTACAAACTTCCTCGATTGCAGCACCGGGCTTTTACGGTCTCAATCTTCAAGAGTCAAGCATTACGCTGTCTTCTGGCTTTGCACTAAAAGCACAGAACTGCGTAATTGACCGTTATGGTCGTATTGGTGCAAGACGGGGCTGGACTCCGCTGAACGCTACCAACAGCGACTTAGGTTCTAATCCGATTGAAGCAATGATGGAGGTCGTAGATGGCGGAAGCAATACTATTATATCAGCAGGTAATAACAAGTTATTCACTGGTCGCACAACACTTACACAACGTCTTGTCCGAAATGCAGACAATTCAGGAAACGCTACTTACACGATAACTGCTAATAACTGGCAGATGGCAGCAATGCCATACGGCGATGTAAATGACTTTCAGCCTCATGCTTATTTAGCACAAGCTGGACATCCAATGTTGGTGTGGCATGAGTTACCTGTCTCTGGTGGAGACCCACACGACCACGATAGCGGTACTTTTGGCTTTCAACAGATTGGTGATGTAGGTACATTACCTGCTAATCACAGCACATCAACATTTAAACCTAATGCAGTATTGTCTGCCTTTGGTCGTATTTGGGTTGGTAACATTGCTGGAGACACACAGACTGTTTACTTCAGTGACTTACTGCGTGGCTCTGACTTTACAACAGGTTCAGCAGGTTTCTTAAACTTACAAGAAGTATTCCCTAATGGCGATAACATTGTCGCTATCGCAGCACATAACGGATTCTTAGTTATCTTTGGTCGTAACAACACCGCTATCTACGCTAATCCGATTGATACAGGTAGTTTAGTATTACAAGACATCATCTATAACGTAGGTTGTATTGCTCGTGACTCTGTACAGAACATTGGTACAGATATTCTGTTCTTGTCTGATGCTGGTGTTCGTAGCCTTGCTCGTGTGATTCAAGAGAAGTCATTACCGATGAACGACATCTCTAAGAATGTTCGTGATGACTTGATGGCTAACATCGCTTCTGAGGCAGATTTAGGTAAGGTTAAAAGTATTTACCACGAACGAGATGCTATTTATTTATTGTCTTTACCTACTACACGCTTTGTGTATTGCTTTGATACTCGCTCACGTCTACAAGACGGTTCAGCTAGAGTAACGATTTGGGATAGCTTACAACCTAAATCATTTTGTATTACTCAAGCTAAAGAGTTATTAATTGGTCAGACATCATACATTGGTAAGTACTTTGGACACTCTGACAACGGAACATCTTATCGTTTACAGTATTTCACTAACTACTTTGACTTTGATGCTGCAACTAAACTCAAGATTCTCAAGAAGATTGGTTGGGTCTTAATAGGAGGCACAAACCAAGCAGTTGCGGTTAAGTGGGGTTTTGATTACACCGAAGGGTATCAAGCTACTACCTATGTGCTAGATACAGCAGTCGTTTATGAATATGGTATCGGTGAATACAACATCGCTGAATACAGCTCAGGTATTGTTATTGACCGCTTTTCTGTAAACGCTGGCGGTCAAGGTACGATTATGCAGCTCGGGTTAGAAGCAGACATTAACGGTAATCCATTGTCTATTCAAAAGATAGACGTTGCCGTTAAAGCAGGTAAAACAATAGTTTAATAAAAGGAACACATCGTGGCGGACTACTCAAAGGCAACTAACTTCACAGCTAAAGATACCTTACCAACAGGCAATGCGGGTAAGATTGTTAAAGGTGCGGAGATTGATACTGAACTTACTGCTGTTTCTAATGCGATTGCATCAAAAGCAAATATCAATAGTCCGGGTTTAACTGGCACGCCTACTGCGCCTACAGCGTCTGCCGGTACTAACACGACACAATTAGCAACAACAGCGTTTGTAACTGCTGCACTAGGCGCTATCTATCCAGTAGGTTCTATTTATGTCAACGCTGCGGTATCAACTAACCCAAATACTCTGCTAGGCTTTGGTACTTGGGAAGCCTTTGGTGCTGGTCGTGTCATGGTTGGTTTCAACTCTAGTGATGCACTCTTTGATACATTAGAAGAAACAGGCGGCTCTAAAGATGCTGTTGTGGTGTCTCATACACACACAGCTACTTCTGAAGTCACAGACCCCGGACATACACATGCTACAAACCAATATGGTTCTATTGGTTCAGGTATAAGCGGTTCAACCTATATCGCTGGAAGCGGTAGTCCTCCTCCAACAGCAACAACAGGAATTACTGTAGCAACGACAAACGCATCTACTGGTGTAAGCGGTACTAACGCTAACTTGCAACCATACATTACAGTACGGATGTGGAAGCGTACAGCTTGAGTTTTAAAGTACCAATCGTCATTCGTGAAGACTACAGATATGATTAAATCACATGAATTAGTTTGTTCTGATTTAGATGTAACTCAGTTACAAAAAGAGTTGTTAGATAATTATGAAGAATTTGATAAATATAATTATCGTAGAACATTTCCTAATTCGCCTCACGCTGAGATGCGTGA